TTCCTTCTATTGTTCCGATTGATTTTAAGCCAACTGGTGAAACCCAAACTTCGTTAATTTTTTCCATGAAATTAACTCCTATAATATTCTAGGGTATTTACAAAATTATTTGTGAAACTATCTGTTTCTTTTTTTGCTCTTTTTAAAACTCTTGCATTTAGATCAGCCATATCAGATTCAAATTTGTCTGTATCCATAAGATCTTCTTCATCTGCATCAGCTTTATATTTAGCAAAAATATTTTTATCTGATGCATTCATCATAAGAATGTTTCTTAATTCTTCATTAATTTTTCCATCAGCTGCACTTAACATTAAAGGTGGGTCGTATTTTCTAACATAACAACAAAATGCTAAACTTAAAGCAATATCATCATTACATCCTGAATCAGCTTCAACTTTTCCACTTGGTTTTGTTATTAATCCAACTAATTCTAAAGCAAGTCTTTTTGATTTTACCATTTGTGGATATTGAGTTACATATGAATATAATGAATCTATCATCAATGGTCTTGTTTTTAAATCAGTTGTAATTCCTCTAACCATTGTATTTTCACTTTTTCTATATTTATAGAGCATTGAACCATATGGGCTTCTATCTAAATATTCTGCAATTTGATTTCCCAATGAATTATTTTCAGGAACAACAACACCAGGATACAATGCACAAGCATATTCAGCAACTTTACAGAAATCGGTAACTGGAAGTTTTCCTCTATATTCCCACATTTGATCTAATGTTTCATAATCCCATATGGTTATTGCTGACATATCAGTGCCATATTCTGAGGCTGTATCAATTCCAATAATATAATTTTTTCCAGAAATAGGTTTTTCAAAAGTCCAGCATTCACCATTAAATAGTTTTTTCACTTCTACTATTTTTGTATTTTTAGTATATTCCTGTAATATTGTACAAGTATTTTCATCGAAGAAAGATCCTTCAATTGAAACAAATCTGAGATCCAATTCTTGCCCAATCTTTTTATCATCATTATCGAACTGTTCACACATTTGTTTAAACCAAAATGGGTCATCAGCTAGTTCAGGAATATCTTTCCAATAATATACAAAGCTTGAAAAACTTCCTTGTGTTCTATTTTCATCTTTTTCAATATTTAATGCATTACTGTATTTATTGAAAAAGAACTTTCCCATTCCAACTGTTCGATTTGGTGTGCTAACAATTGCTATTCCATAAGGAATATTAAGTTTTCTAGCATTTTTCTGTGCTGTTGAAACTGCTGGAATAATTGCAGTATAAGCTTCATCAAGTTTGTCAATAAATGCTGCCTCATCAATAATAAGCCAGGATAATGTTCTTCCTCTCAATGTTTTTGAAGGAGCTTTTGGATCTACAGTATTTGCAGTAACAGAACTACCATTTGTCAATTCAAAATATTGTTCACTTGCTTTTCTGAATCCTATACCTGCTGCTCCTTTTGGAGGTTTTAACCATGTTGGAAGTTTTTCTATCATTCCTCTAATTATTCTTGCAAATCTTGTAGATTCTCTTCCATCTTTAGATATAACACCAATATGTATATTTTCATGAAATACATCTAGCCATGTACAAAGAGCTTGTATGACAGTGCTCAATCCAGTCTGTCTAGATTTTAAAGCAACTAGGAAATGGTCTTCTAATAGTTTTGTTATATATTCTTTCTGCTTATTATAGAGTTTAAATAATACCTCTTCGCCGGGAAGTTCAATTAGAATATAATGTTCAATGAAGTATATAGGATCCTTCTTACACCGAACGTATTCTGCAATTTGTTCTTCTCTTGTCATTTCTTTTGCCTCTTAAATGGTTTTGTTGGTTCTGCAAAGAATTATATTTGCAGTTGGTTTCCAGTTTCCTTCTGGTTTTGTTAATGAAATATCTGAAGCTTTTAAAATGTATTTTCCAGAATAATCAGTGTAATCAATTGTCATTGGATCAAATTTAACAGTTTCCCCTACTTTCATTAAATTCATTAGGGGGAGATTTCTTTCTAACCTAATATTTATAGTTGACATTAATGCTACCTGTCTAGCTAATCTTGCGGTTGCTGCATAATTATTACTTCCATCAGAACTTCCAAGAAATGTATTCTTATAACTTACTCTATTTTCTACCATTGGATTATAATCAATATTTTTGTTTGAAGATATTAATCCATATTTTTGGCATACCTCATTGGTGTTGAGTTCATAATTAGAAAACAATGAGTTTAGAGGTTTGTATATATAAACATTTTTCATTGCTTTGGCTGCAAATACTGTATTCCCATGATATTTTGAAACAATATCTGTATAACAATAGAAGTTTTTTCCATCCATACACTTTTTGATTATGTTTTCATTTTCTGTTGAATCAACTGCAAGCTGATAAATTGTAAATGTTTGACTTTTATTCATTCTCCCTGAAAGATTTGATACATACAATATATTATCATGAGAGCAAAATCCCAAATTACAAGCACCATTAAAAATACCATATAGATCATCTAAAAATTGAATAGATTTGTATAGTGTTGTTGGAGGAATCAAAACTTGTGGAATTACTTCAGTATTTAAATTTTCTGTATCAAGAACAAGTGTAGATTGTGAATTATCTTTAACTAGTTTTTCCAATATTTCTTTGATTGTTTTTCCAATAAAAACATCATTAACTGTTGCAGATATTGTTTCAAAAGATTTCTTTGGAACAGTTGTAAATTGATATTCTCTTTTTTCTCTTGTCTTATTTATAGCTTGTTCTTTTGTAACACCAAATGTTGATGCAGATGTTAACGATACAAGTTCAAGATTAAATTCATCAATAACAGATGCTTTATATGCGTCAACAGTTTCATTTCCTTTATATTGAATAGTTATCATTATTGATTCTTTATCATAAATTCTTTCACGAATAATATCTGTCGGATCCAAAAGTAGACTAATGACGACTGTCGGATAAGCATTTACTACATTAGAAATTATACGAAGTGACTTTAAATCAGCTGTATAATCTAGTTTCGCAATTTTAACAAGAACTTTGAATCCAGTAGTTTGGACTAAAACAGCTTCTTTTTCTGGCATATGCTAAATCATTCCTTGTTTTTATTTTTGTTCTGAAATTTAATTACCGACTACGTTATATATATTAATTTTTGAGAATAAATAGATTAGATTTTATTTTTTAAAAAATGGAGGAAAAGGTAAGAATGAAGAACTTGAAAGATTGTAAGGGATTTTATGTAATTAATTCTCAGGAGGTATTTGAATGTTTCTTGAAGCTTCATGGGTGGGATCAAGAAAACTTCAAGAAAAGATCTGGGTTAGATTTCGAAAAAGTTAGAAATTGGTATTTTCACCTTCCAAAAGAACCTGAAGAACAGGTATTTGAGGAAGCAAAAGCAAAAAAAATAAACACCAACGGAAATTTGCTAGCACTTTTTCATAAAAATTTTTCAAAAGAAAAAGTTTATGATTACTACAAGTTGTATATAAAGGAAGCCTAACCGCTTCCTTTTTAATTTCAACAACAAAAAATGAAAGGAGATAGTCATGGAAGACATTGAAGATCAAAGAAGACAAGAATTAATTATAGAAAGGTATCCTCGTTATAGAAAAATTCGTGATGAGGAAAAAAAGAACGAATTTGAACATAAACACTTAACAGAAAAAGATATTTATGAAATAAATCAGCAATTATGCATAGAATTTGGGTTTGGGAAAGATTCAATAAAGATAAATGAGTTATGCTGTGAAAAGGATCTTTCAAAATTTAATAATGTTCTTGAATGGACAATCTATAACCATGAAGATCAAATAAGATTACAAGCTGAAGATGGAATGACATTAGAGCCATTTGAATTTCACAGATGGGCTTGTCCTGGTGATTGGTTTAGATTTATCGAGAATAAAAAAATGACATACGGAACAATGTATAATTTGTTTTGGTATGTTTATAACAGAGCTGTTGAGGATGTTCATGATTATGTGAATGAAAAGATTCCATATGACATAAAATGGAAAAAAACACCACACGATATAGATGAAAATGGAAAACCAATTACGTTCAGCGTAAATTTAAAAACAGTGACAAAAACAAAGGGAATGGAAAAGGTTGTTGATGAAATAAATTATAGAGTAATGAATTTAGAAAATGATATTTGGTTTTACGAAATTCTAAATAAATGTAAATCTCTAGAATCTTTCACAGGTTATAGAATTAATTATGATAACGAATCTGGGGCATCTAAGGAATATGATCCATCTTCTGATTTTATATTCTGTAGTGCTGACGCTGCTAGAAGTGTTTCATTTACAAATTTTTTAGATGATTTTGAAAAAATTCAAAAAGATCCAGATAAATTAATGAATATAATTGATTATGCAAAAGATTATGTAAAAAACGAATTTGAAAAAGTCTACAATAAAGTGTTACAAGAATTTGAACAAGGAGAGTTGATTTTAACTCATAATAAGAAAAAAAGAAAAATTCTTGGGCACACAGAATTTTTTGAGGATTTAAAGGACATTTACGATGGAGAAGACTAAAAAAAGAAATTTACCAATCAATGTTGTTGTATCCATAACTTGCGATATTTGCAAAGACTCTTTTAAGAATGAAATTACATCAGTTGATGACATATGTAAATTTCAAGAAACAATAAGAATAAGGAAAGAGTGTGGTTATGGAAGTATTTTTGGTGATGGAAATTACATCTCTATCGATATTTGCGAAACATGTTTTAAAAAATTATTTGAAAAATACATTAGGAGGGATTATGAATGAAGAATTCGTTTTAACTGTATGTGCTCCAATTGATGAAAACAACTATAGGGGTGTTTCATTTTGTAGTGGATTCGGTCTGAAAATAGGAAGATTTGATAGCACGAAAAACCATAATGAACAATCTTATCGAACAAAAGATATTTCAGCTCCTAATTTATTTATGTTGTGTAGGAAGCATAGGGAAGAAAATGCAGAATTGAGGTTTACCCCAGATCTTCCATATGGAAATTTTAATATTTTGCAAGAAAAAGATTTTATAATGATTAGTATAATGAAAGAAGGACTAACTATATACACTCTTTCAGTAGACGCTGTGTCAGAAATTTCAAAAATTACATATGATCAACTTGAGAACTCAGTTGGTAAAACTAAAACAAAAGATGTAAATGATATTGTAAGAGAGGTTTCCAATAAAATTAGTGATATTTTGTTTGAAAAATTGCCTGCAAAGGAGGTTTAAAAATGAGAGTTATTTTTCAGGAACTCGAACAATTTATAAATGAAGCAAATGAAACGAATTCAACGCTTGATAAGATCAAAGTTCTTTCAAAATATAAAGAATTAAAACCTATATTTGTTTGGATATATGATACAATTAATTATCAGTTTGGTGTTACATCTGCAAATGTAAAGAAAAACAAAAATCTCGGGGTTTCTAATTTTAGTGAAACTAATATAATTAATGTGTTATCACAGTTATCTTCAAGACAATACACTGGGCATGCCGCATTAATGTTAGTAAATTCATTAATTGAAAAAAATCCTGAACATGAAGAGCTGATTTATAATATTATCGATAGAAATTTGAAAACAAGAATCGGTGTCGAAATAATAAATAAGGTCTGGCCAGGATTGATTCCTGTTTTTGATGTTGCTCTTGCTGTTTCACAAGAAGATGCTGGGGAAATCGATTTTACTAATAATAAATATTACGCATCAAGAAAATGTGATGGTGTGAGATGTTTAGCATTGGTGAACGAAGGAGAAACCAAATTATTTTCAAGACAGGGAAAAGAATTTGAAACTCTCAACAATTTAAAGAAAGCAATAAACGAATCAAAAGCTATAAGTACATATGTTCTTGATGGGGAAGTATGTCTAGTCGATAATCAAGGAAATGAAAATTTCCAAGGTGTAATGAAGGAGATAAGAAGAAAAAATCATAATATTGAAAAACCAGTTTATATGGTTTTTGATATTTTAAATCTTGAATGTTTTTTGAAAGGATATTTTGAATTGTCATTTGAAGAAAGATTGAAAAATCTACATCAACTTATTAAAGAGAATGAGAACATAAGAATTCTCGAACAAGTATTAATAACAAGCAATCCTGAACTTTTGGTAATGGTTGAAAAAGCGAGAGCCCTCGGTTGGGAAGGACTAATTTTAAGAAAAGCATCAAGTCCGTATGAAGGAAAAAGATCTAAAAACATGATTAAAATTAAAGACTTCAAAGATGCTGAGTTTGTTGTTAAAGATCTTGAATTTGGAAACATCCGA